TTTTACTATGGGAAATAGCAATAAGACAAGATCATGGGTAAGATGGATTTTTGAATTCATTGCCCAGCACCTATATCCAGCTGGATACAAATTTGACGAACATGACCTCTTTGAGTTTGAGAGGGGATTTGCATACGGGTATACTAGACCTACAAAGAATATTCATCTAGCTATATTTGACGAAAATGAAGAAATAGAAGATATTCGGAAAAAATTCGGAATAGAACTTATAAATACAAAGTAGAGGGAATGAGAGTATGGGCGCTATAAATTGGGATAAACTTCGTGGAAAAACATGGAATGATGAAATAGAAAAACTAGGACCGTATGGAATAATATTTGCAGAAAAAATATTTCATATGAACGGTAAGGCTTGCAAATTTGTTACAGAAAAAAATGGATTATATGATTGTAAAGGTTATAAAATAATAACAGGTGGAAAAACAATAGAAAAAACCTTTACATCTGCGGCGCAAAAAACTAAAGCAGAATTTAATAAGTTTGTTAAATTATTAATAAATGCTCAAAAAGGAGATAAATTATTTTTATTAGGGAAATCTGCTAAGAAAAAGGTTGAAATGCCTTTGGCACAATTAACCAAGACAAATGAGTTTGGTGGTCAAGAAAAAGGCGGAAAAAAAATAAACAAGGGAAATGAGTTTGAAAAATATATTCACGAAAGATTAAGAGAATGTCTTGGAGGAAAATTATGTAGTGGGAGATATTCTAGTCAAGTAGGAGATATGATTGATGAAATTCACAAAAAAACGGGTAAGGCTTTAGAAACAGCTAATGCAAATCATGCTGGGGGTGCTAATACTAGCAGGCCATTGTCAGGTTCAACCACGAGTAATTTACATATTGCTCCAGCATCACCAGCAGCACACGGTCCAAAATTAACTGATATTTCATTAGAATTTCCAGATGGTACAAAAGATATTAATTTGAGTCTTAAATTTGGCAATACATTAACTTTTATGAACGCTGGTTGTAAAACTTTTTTAACTCAACAAGAAATAGATGCTGGCATGATTAAATCTCCTATGGGAAAGGCTATATTAAGTTTATTTAAAATTCAAAATTCTACTTTTTGTAAAATATGGGCAAAGAAAAATCCAGTAAAAAATAAAGTACAGGAAATTACATTGGATGTACCTAAAGTAAGTAAATTTTTAAAAACTGCAATCGGAGCTGGTTATTGGATGGTTCATGGAAACGAGCCATTGGGAACTGGTGCTATAGACTTATATATTATGGACACAAAGGCTAATAATAAAGCAGCTACAATTGATAGTCAAGCAACTATTTATTATGGTGGAAAAAGTAGTAAAGGTGGAAAAAGAGTTGATGTAGAATTTTCTAGTCCATATTATGATTTTAGTTTAAATATTAGAAGTAAATCATCAAATACTGCATATCCAACAAATATTATGTTAGATTATAAAACAAAAGCTATACCTGAAAAAATATTATTAAAATAGGAGATACATAATGGCTTTACTAAAAGATAGCAAACCAAAATTTAAATGTATGAAATTCTAAAAATAACAAAGGATTAACACATGGCAACTAAAGCAGGGTTCAACAGGGGCCATCTATCCGAACCCATCTTAGCAGCTGCATTGGTTGCTAAGTTTATAGATAGACCAACAAAAAATAATAGACAAAAAACTCCTTGGGTAGTGACGGATAAAGAAATAAAAGATGTTCTTAAAAAAATGTTTAAGAAGGTTACGATTAAAGGTGCAAAGGGTGCTGCTAAAGCACAGATGATAGGCTCTGTTACTATGTCGAGATCAGATCTCATTAAGTCTAAGTCTACTTCCAAAAAAGCATTTGAAGGTTTAAGTGGTAATTTCTGGAAAGAAAATCCAACGATAATAGATGAAATATCATTTGAAGCTTCTATACCTAGAAATGATATGGATTGGTTAGCTAATGCAATGAATAAGGGTGGTAACATTGCAGTAGTTCAGGATTTATTCGACTCTGCAAGAAATTATGTTAATAAGAATGTTAAGTTTAATGCATTAGCTAAAAAGTTAGCAACTAATTCAAAAGTTGATAAATTTTTTATCGGAGCTGTAGGTACAGCAGATCAAAAAGGGACAAAAATAGATATTGTATTAAAAAATAACGGGAAAAGAATTTCGACTCAAGTTTCATTAAAGACTGATGAAGGAAATCAATTTACACAAGTTGCAGGTATTACGTTTAACCATCAAAAAAAATTATGGATAGATAAATTAGGATTACCAAAAAATGGAATTGCTAGTTTAGAGACAAAGTTTAATAACACTATGAAGAAATTTCATGATCCTAAAAGATTCCCAAAAGAAGGATACACTAAAGAGTTAGACAAAAGAACTGATTTACAATTATCAATATTGAACGATGCTTGTGCCCCTGTATATAAGGGTGCTGCAGATTTAATGAATATTGAATTTAAGAAAGATAAGAAAAGAAAAAATAATTTATTTTTAGATTCAATGATTAAATTTATTGCTGATGGTGCAGCTGGTACAGATGCAGATGTTATAGAGTTAGTTAAATTAGGAAAAGGAACTTTTAAAAGATTAAATTTTAAAAAAGAATTTAGAGATAAAATGTTGGAGTTAGATTTAAAGGCAACATATATAAAACATTTACAGTATGCTCAAGTTAATATTGATGACATGGCATCTGGTAAGCCAGTAATACAATTTAGATTAATGGGACAGCGTCCTAGTAAAAAAAAAAATGGACAAAAGACATGGAGTGTCTACGGCAGAAACATCATAGAAATGAAACCCAAATCAATACTTTTTACAATACTAAAATAAGGAGTTTATAATGGCTTTACTAAAAGATAGCAAACCACAAAACAGATTAAAGAAGGTTACTTCAATTGGCTCATCCAAGAGGAGTATGCCAAAGAATAAGCATAAGAGAAGAAGTTGGAAACGATATAGAGGACAAGGTAAATAGATTTATTGAACCCAACCACATATCAATAGTACCATAATAAAAACAGCAATACAAGGAAGAAGTTAAGAAATATGCCAGATATTTTCACAAAAGGTTTAAGTACTAATAGCAGACGATGGAGGGATTTGGATTTAGACTTCCGAGCTCATCCAGTTACTAAGGATATTGTTACTAAAACAGACGTAGAGGCTATTAAGAGATCAGTAAGAAATCTGATTCTCACTAATACATATGAGCGCCCGTTTCAGCCAGAGATAGACGGCGGGGTTGTTGGACGTTTGTTTGAATTAGCTACACCCATATTAATATCAAATTTACAAAGTGTTATTAGGAATACTATTTCTAATTTTGAACCAAGAGTAGAGGTTATTAGTATTGATATAAAAAGCAATATAGATAAAAATGGATTTAATGTTTCTATAGTTTTTACAGCAGTCAATACACCTGACCCCGTAACAGTAGAAATCTTTTTAGAGAGGCTTAGATAATGCCATCATCAGATAAATTAAAAATTACTGATTTAGAGTTTGATTCAATAAAATCAAATTTAATAGAATATTTGAAGGGACAGGATAAATTTCTGGACTATGACTTTGAAGGAAGTGGTATGTCCATAATTTTAGACCTTCTAGCATACAATACTCATTACATGGGTTACTATGCAAATATGCTTGGTAACGAAATGTTTTTAGATTCATCATCATTGAGAGAGTCAGTTGTATCCCATGCAAAACATCTCAACGTTCATCCATTTTCAAAGAAGGCTGCTCGTGCTAAAATAGACATTACAATAAATCCCACCAACAAACCTGTCTCAATGACTATTGAAAAAAATACTAAATTTAGTTCAAGTATAAATGGAACTAGTTATAGTTATATCACTAATAAAAATGTCACATCAGTAAGAACTCCTCAAGATACATACATCTTTAATGGATTAGAAATTATTGAAGGTTCTATTTTAAATAAAGCTTATACAGTAAACGGTTCTGATAAAACACAGAGATTTATTATTCCTAATTCTGATGTTGATACAACTACACTTAGTGTGTTAGTACAGAAATCAGCAACTGATTCAGAGGTGTTTACTTATACAGATGGTAATGCTATAGATGTTACTACAATAAAGGGAACAGATAAAGTATATTTTCTGCAAGAAGTTGAAGATAGAAAATATGAAATAACATTCGGTGATGGGACTATAGGACAACAGTTAACCGATGGTAATGTTATATTTATTGAGTATATTATAACTAGTGGAAGTGAAGGAAATTTTGCTAGAACGTTTAATGCTGTTGGACAAGTAGCAGGAACAAATTCAGCAGACTATGTATTAACTACATCTGAATTTGCAGTAGGTGGTGCTGACATTCAGAGTTTAAATTCGTTACAATATCAAGCACCTAAACTTTATCAAGCACAGGGTAGAGCAACTACTAAATATGATTATAAAGCTATCATACTACAACAAAGACCAGATGTTGAATCAATAACAGTTTATGGTGGTGAAGATGCTGACCCAGTTCAATATGGTAGGGTTTTCATTGCTATTAAAATAGCAGGAACTAATTTGCTTAGTACATCAGCAAAATTATCTATTAAAGAATCTGTCTTGAAAAAGGTAAATGTAGTTACGGTTGAACCTATAATTATTGATCCTGTTTTTTATTATCTTATTATAGAAACTACAGTTAACTATGATCCTGTTAGTATTTTGACTGATGAAGATACTTTAAAAATAAACATTGAACAGTCTATTAAAAATTACTTACAGGAAAACTTAGAAAAGTTTAATCAGAAGTTCAGATATTCACAGTTAGTTCAAGATATTGATAATGTCAGCAATTCAATTAGAAATAATAAAACTAGTATAAAATATCAACAGAGGATTGGGACTACGATATTAAATAGTCCACAAACATACATTTTAAATTTCAATAATAAGCTAGAAAAGGGAACTGTTTCTTCTACATCCTTTACTGGTTCAGATGGTAATACATATTCCTTAATAGATGATTCAAAAGGTTATGTTCAATCAGCAAGAACAACAGCTGGTAAAATTGATACACCACATACATTCTTAGCACAGGCAGATGGAACAACAAATCAAGGAACTATAGATTATGATACTGGGAAGATAACGTTGGATAGTTTAAAGATATTAGCAATTACCGACAGTAGTGATTCTGTAAGAATTAATGTTATGCCTGATATTAATAATAGTGATATAACACCTAAACGAGAACAGATATTAACTTATGATATATTAGACACCTCTTCAATTACTATCAATATGATAGCAGAAACAATTATTTAATCTTATGTTAGTAAAACCAAATCATCCAATACATCCTGATTTACATGAAAAAATAAGTGTAAAAGTACAGGGACAACTACCACAGTTTGTCAAAGAAGACCATGAGACTTTTGTTTCTTTCATGGAAGCATATTATGAATATATGGAACAGGTTGGCAAGCCGTATGAAATTATAGGAAATCTTACTAGTTATGCTAATGTTGATAAGACTATTGATAATTTTTTACAGTATTTTAAGAAACAATTTGGTGAAGATATTCCCGAAGTAATATTTCAAAATTCTAATAAACCATTTGTAATAAAACATCTTAGGGATTTCTATAGGACTAAAGGTAGTGAAAAATCCTTTGAGTTTCTTTTTAGATTACTCTATAAAGAAGAAATAAGAATTAGTACCCCTGGCCAAAATATTCTTAGAACTTCTGATGGTAAGTATAGATCTGATTATGTTATCAGAACTATGGGTATGTCTAGTGACTATTCTAAACTGGAAGGTAAGAAAGTAAAGGGACAGACCTCTGGTGCTGTTGCTATAGTTGAAAGTGTTGTA